AGAGAGGCTAGTACACAAGACTCAAAACCGTAGTTTCTGTCTTTGACTATTTTTGCTACATTCTCAGCATACTTTTTGATTACTTGCATCGCCTCTTCTGTACTGTAACCTTTTCCTCTATATGAGGTATTCGTGCTTGTTTTGGCTCCAAAATGGATATCTGAAAGCCCTACAAGAATAGACTTTTTAGAAGCGTTCTCTTTGTCCGTCGGTCCAGTATATTTTACAGGCTCATGCTTAGGAGGATGCCATGAACCTAAGAAAGATACAAAAGGATCATATGCACCTTCTTGGAATTTGAACCATTTCGACGCAGCTTCTTCCGTTTGTTTCCAACTATTCTTTTTGAACTCTTGATATAGCTGAAATTTCTTTTTCTGCAATATCTCTTGAGCTACATCTTTGACATCCCTCTCAACAAGCTGCTCATCTGTAATAGGCTCAGAGTCGTGAGTGATTCCTAGTATGCGCAAAATCTCCACAAGATAGCTTCTTGGGATTTTATGATTTCTAGAAATCTCGTTAATCGTGTGATCGTTACCGCACCAGTTAGAATAGTTTTCTTTGATGTTTCTGACTACATCTCCAGTAAGAACAACCTGGCCATTAGCGGCACGCAAATACATAATATATTTGTCGTCCGTTTTATTGTAAGTGTATTTTGCAGTGAACTCGATGCCCGGCTTCCATGAAATCTCGTTAGATTCGTCCGAGTGAGCCACCTCTGGGTTGCCACAAGAAGACAATTCTCTTTTGATTTTCTCGATTCCTTCTTTGTCGAAACCTAACCCTTTCAGATAGGTGTTGATTCCCTTTTTTTGCTGCTTGAGTCTTTTACATTTGTCTAGAAGCTCTGCAGAGATAGGCTTTTTTTTATTTTTTAAAATTTGCGACTTTTTTTTGTTTTTTTGCATAACTTTGTGTTACTGTGTGCTTTATGACTTACACACTCTCTGTACGTTTTTAATCAGAGTACAGGTTTTCACGTAAAACCCAGCTCTTTTAAATTTATGAGGAAGTTTTTGCAGGGAAACTCACAGTCGCTCTTCCTTGAGCAAAGCTATTGTTTACAGCCCTAAGCTGTAGGTTATATGTGGTGTTACTGAGTAATCCAGAGATTACAAGAGGGCTAGCTGTACTCCTCGGTAGCCGGTCTTTCCATGTCGCTCCACCATCTAGACTATATTGATAGTTTTCTACAGGAGGTCCCACAATCTCTGCAGGTGCAGCAAAGTTGACTGTCAACGATGTGTTCGTGTTAGTTATTGTCTGTATTGTCGGGGCAGGAAGAATCTGCACCACAGGGTCGATAGCCGAGATGCTATAGACCTCCTCGTCGGTGAGAGTCTCAAGATCTGTGAGATCTACAACCAGCTTTTTAACTTCATACACTAACGAATCGAACACCTCTTGGATTACCTCTGGAGTGCGCGCCACCAACTCAATAGTATCTGCCCTGAAAAAAGATGTTCCTTCCGCAGGTGCATCCTCATCAAAGTCTTCAAGCTGCGTAGGAGTACAAACACCCACAAAAATGTCATCGGTAACTTCTTTTGCGAAATTTCTAATTCTTTGTTTGATGAAAACTTTACCAGGCATCTCAACAGGCTCTATCGCCTGCACCACCAGTTTATAGGACGATATGTCAGGAAGCTCTACTGTGCTTTTTTTAACTATTTTAATGCTTTTAGCCATTACGGTATAAGATTTAGAAAACTTCTGGGTTACTATATAGAACAATAGTGTATAGTTATCGCAAACAGCAACCACAACAATATCTGATACACTAAGTGTTTCAGTAAATAAAATCAATAAAATTATGGAATCAACCAGCTCAGCCTATCGTTTAGGAGACATTATCGTCGGAAGCTCTGACCCAAACAAATCCATCTATTCAGCCACAGGACAAAAAATAGCTCAGGACGGTGTTGAGATTTACGGTAATCCAAAAGATATTAAAAAAATCAGTGAAGAGCTCACTAGATCTATGATGCGTCACGGCGGAGAATTGTTGCCCCAAAGACAAGAAAAACCTAAAAAGACCGTGAGCAGAAAAGGTATAAAGAAAAAGAGCAACTCATCCTTTTCAGGCATGATGTCTCGCCCAAGTCTTAATGATGTATCTTACGAGCCGGAATATATAGAACCATTGAAAGAGACTCCAGTTGTTTTAGAGACAGTCCAGTTTGAAAATTCTTTTGGTAATATTAAAGCCAAGGTCGAGCATCTGGTTGAGTCAGAGCTGGCTTTCATGTTGATCTTTACTGATGAAGATGCTATGGTATTTGAGCCTAGGATAGGAGAAACTCTTGTATTGCGTAAGCCTAATCGCCAGAAACAAGAAGTATACTATCCTGGAGTCACTTTCGATATGCCAGAAACCAGTAAGAAACTAATGATTTTGTTTAAAGTACCTGAAACTACAGAGGAATAACTATGGAAAAAAATGGAATGCTAACAGAAAAATCGCTTAGCGATTTCGATAACACAAAAAAAGCCGAATACTACGACAAAGAAGGTTTCTGTGTAGCTGATGAGGCTAACAAACAAAAACTCAAAAGCCCTCAGAAAATAAACATTTCTGAAATAGAAAACGAAGATTAAACATGACGACTCCAGACGATCCGCAAAGTTATTTTAAAGTTGGTGATAACGGAAGAGACCGATACTCTAATCCGTTTTACAACATTCCTCTGCAGTACTTGCCGATGAATATCGAGGGCATGCTCTTATGGGCAGAGCATTTCCTCTATAGAAACGGTTTTTACAAACAGGCTCTTAATAGAATAGCTAATTACTTCATAACATCTTTAAGCATTGAGTGCGATGATGAAGAAGCTAAAAAGACATATCAAGAAGTATTAGACCAGCTAGGCTGGAAGAAAATATGCTCTAAAGCAGGTTTAAACTTACTGGCTTATGGTAACGAGTTCGTCACCGTCAATCAGGGGTTCCACAGATATCTTGTTTGTCCTAGCTGCGCAAAGTCTTCAAACATCGATAAAATTAATAATTTCGAATTCAACAAAGGTAAATACACTATGCTTTGTTTGAAGTGTAATTATAAAGGAGAACATAAAGTTGCAGACAAGCCAGCCAACGACATAGAAAAGATTCATGTGGTTCATTGGCCTGCAAAAGAAATCAAAATTCGCTACGAAGAAACAACTGGAGAAGCCGAGTTCTTTTGGGATATTCCGCAGCAGTACGCTAAGAAAGTAACAACTAAAAACAACAAGTTTTATAGTAAGAAAACACCTAAAGTGGTTTTCGACTGCATCTTTAACAAGACGATGCTCTCGTTTAATTCTAAAAACTTTCTGCATCTAAAACTGGATACTCCTAGCACAATCAGAACTGACGGGAAATCCATCCCTCCCAGTATGTTTATTTTTGAAGATCTTTTCATGCTTCAAACTTTGAAAAGATATAATGAAGTTATTTGCTTCGAAGATATTGCTCCATTCCGTGTTATCTCTATGGGTGACGCTACCAATCCGGCAGCAAATCCTCTCTTGAACCAAAACGGAGGCATATGGTCTAGCGCCGTAGACTCTATGATTGAAGAGCATAGAAGGGATCCAGGATCATATCATAAGTTTCCATTTAATCTTAACTACCAACAGTTAGGCGGCGAAGGCACAAAGCTGGCTCCTGTAGAGATGATGGAGCATGCCAAGAATGCTATATTGAACGCTCTTGATGTTCCTGTAGAGATGTTCCAGATGAGCTTTCAACAACAGGCCGCAGGTCCTATGTTGCGTATGTTTGAGAATGCTTGGAGCGTTATCCCAAGTAACTACAACACTATGCTGAACCATATCGGTATGGTAGTCAGTAATATTATGGGTTTACCTAAAGCGAAGATTAGTCTTATTCCGATTACTTTCTCTGACGATATGGAGAGAAAAGGTGTGGTTGGTCAGCTCGTCAGCGCAAATGCTATTGCAAGAAGCGAGCTGCTTAAACTATACAACTTCGATTATTCTGACCAGATCAGAAAGAAAATGGAAGAAGACAGAGTTACTCAGGAGCTTCAGCAAGAAGAACAGGAGCGCCAGCAGATTGCACAAGCCACTCAGCAGAATGTTATGCAGATGCTTCAGGGACAACAACAGCAAGGACAGCCTGGAGCTGCTCCTGGCGGAGGTGGAGGAGGTATGACTCCTCAAGACGCACTTGCGCAAGCTCAGCAAATAGCTCAGCAATTGTTCCCAATGGATGGTGCGCAGAGAAGATCGCAATTACAGCAAATAAAGGCACAAGATCAGGAGTTATACGCTCAGGTGAAGTCGCAGTTAGAGCAGATGACCTCTCAGAGCAAGTCGCAGGGATTACAACAAGCCAAATCAGCACAATGAGCGAAAAAATTCTAAACGTAACAAAAAGAAACGGTAGTCTGGTACCTTTTAATGTTGAGAACATTAATAAAGTAATTAAATGGGCTACACACGGTATATCTGGTGTGAGTGTCTCGGATATCGAGATAAACACAAAACTCAACCTAGTCGAGGGTATCTCGACCAGTGAGATCCATAAGGTGTTAATTGAGTCAGCTATTAATCTATTTAACGAAGAGTCTCCTAACTATCAGAAAGTGGCAGCCAATCTTCTAAACTACCAGCTTCGTAAAGATGTCTGGGGAGGAAAACACCCGCCTAGGCTTTTTGAGTTTATTACTAATTGTACAAACAAAGGATTGTATCATCCTGAAATTTTAGAAAAATATTCTAAATGCGAGATCGATAAGCTTGATGACAAAATTAATCACGATCGAGACTATAACTTTACATATGCAGGATTGAAGCAACTCTGTGATAAGTATTTTATACAAAACCGCAAAACAAAAGAACTCTTTGAGACTCCGCAGTTTGCTTACATGCTTGTGTCTATGGTTAGCTTTATAAACTATCCAGAAGACATTCGTTTGACCTATGTAAAGCGAGCCTATGATAGATACAGTAAACATAAGGTCAATCTGCCCACACCTCAGATGGCTGGGTTACGCGGCACTCTCAAACAATATGCTTCATGTTGCCTGATAGATGTCGACGACTCGAAAGAGTCTATATTCAGCAGCAATACCGCTACAGGTTTCGCTACATGTCAGCGATATGGTATAGGAATTAACTTCGGTAGAATCAGAGGCAAGAACACAGAGATAGGCAACGGTAGCGTTGTTCATACCGGAGTAATTCCTTTTCTTAAAGTGTTTGAAGCTACTGTAAAGAGCTGTCAGCAAAACGGAATTAGGGGCGGTGGAGCTACCGTTAATTTTCCTATCTGGCATTATGACATCGAAGATGTCCTCGTATTGAAGAATAATGGAGGTACAGAAGACAGCCGCGTCAGAAAGATTGACTATGTGATTCAGTTCTCAAAACTGTTTTACGATAGAATTCAGCGCGGAGAAAACATCACGCTTTTTTCACCCCACGAAGTCAAAGATCTGTACAACACTTTTGGTCTTCCTGAGTTTGATGAACTATATTTGAAATACGAAAAAGACCCTAAAATCAAATATAGAAAGACCGTCAAATCATCTAGCTTGATAAGTCTCTTCATTAAAGAACGTGCAGAGACATCTAGAATCTATGTTATGAACATGGATCACTGTAACGAACACAGTCCTTTCTTGGACCGTGTAACTATGACAAATCTGTGTGTGGAAGTAACTCATCCAACAGTTCCCATTAAACATATTGATGATCCTGAAGGCGAAATAGGTATTTGTGTCTTGTCAGCTATTAATCTTCTAGAGATAAAAGATGACGAAGACCTGAGAGACACTTGCGATATTATTGTTAGACAGCTCGACGAGCTCATTGACTATCAGGGTTATTTCACTCCAGCAGCCGAAAGGTTTACTAAGAGATGGAGAAGTCTTGGAGTTGGTATTACCAATCTTGCCGCTTATTTTGCAAAAAATAACTTTAAGTATACTGATAGAGGAGCTTCAGAGTTCGCTAGCAATATCATGGAAAAGATCCAGTACTATCTGATTAGCACTTCGATTGATTTGGCCGAAGAAAAAGGTCCGTGCGAATACTTCAGCAAAACCAAGTATGCGAAAGGAATTCTTCCTATTGATACATATAAGAAGAAATTAGACTCAGTGTTACCTCATAAGCCTCTGCTTGATTGGGAGTCGCTGAGAGCCAGGATACTTGTATCAGGTATGCGTCACAGTACACTGACTGCTCTTATGCCTGCAGAGTCTAGTTCTGTAATTCAGAACTCTACAAATGGAGTCGAGCCTGTTCGTTCGCTTCTTACATTCAAGGGTTCTAAGGCTAATTCTGTACCAGTACTTGTACCTAATTATACATCATGCAAAAATAAATACACTTTGGCGTTTGATATGCCGAATAATATTGAATGGATTAACATTATAGCGAGTCTGCAGAAGTGGGTAGATATGAGTATTTCCGCAAATCTTTATTATAATCCTGATCATTATGCTAACAAAATGCTGCCTGATTCGGTTATAATTAAAGAGTTACTGTATGCCTATAGTATGGGTGTGAAAACACTCTATTATAATAATATGCAGGACGGAGACAAACAATCAGCCTCAGGAGCGGAAGACTCTTGTGCAAGTGGAGCATGCGCTATATAAACATATGAGTACTGTACTTAACACAAATAATGTAGATACTAGGTTTCAGCCTCTTTTCTTTGGACAGCCTCTAGCATTACAGAGATACGATAAGCTTAAATATCCTAAACTATATGAGCTTGCCGAAAGAATGGAAGAGTATTTCTGGCGCGCCAATGAAGTCAGCCTAGTCAAAGATCGTAATGACTATGATGATTTGACCGAGACTGAAAAGTTTGTTTTTGACACAAACCTAAAATGGCAGACAGCGACTGACTCGATGCTCTCTAGAAGTTTGAATACTCTTGGAAGATATGTATCCAATCCAGAACTTGAAGCATGCATTCAGGTATGGTCTTTCTTCGAATCCAATATTCATTCTAGGTCATATTCGCATATTCTCAAGAATGTCTATCCTGACGAGTCTGTTTTCTGGGATTCTATTCTTCAGGACGAAGAAGTAGTTAGAAGGGCCAATGAAATTAAAAACGATTATGATAGCTTCTTCAATGACGAAGGAGATGCTAAGCAGAAGATTTTTAACGCGCTTTTATCCACACAGATAACAGAAGGATTAGCTTTTTATACTTCGTTTGTGTGCAGCTTTTTCTTTGCTGCTAGAGGCAAGATGGAAGGTAATGGCAAAATCATTAAGTTCATCGCTAGAGATGAGAATCTACATGTAGCTGTAAGCCAGAACGTACTGTCCTACCTCAGAGATAATGAAGACGAGGGTTTCGTAGATTTGGTGAAACAGAATCAGGAAAAAGTTTATGATGCCTATCATATGGCTGTAGAACATGAAAAGAGATGGGCTGACTACCTTTTCAGCAGAGGTCCCCTTCTAGGGCTTAATGCAGATATCCTGAAGGGTTATATCGAGTGGCTTGCTAACAACCGGCTCGCCTCTTTAGGTTATAAGAAAATGTTTGGAGTTAAAAAGAACCCTCTGGGTGCATGGTATGATCAATTCATGAACTCTGAAAAGATTCAATTTGCTCCTCAGGAAACAGAGCTTACAGCGTATAAAATAGGAGCTAGAGATACACAAGTAAACTTGAGTGAATTCTCAGACATAGAATTATAATATGCCAAAAAAACCAGCTTATAAATGTGTAGTTAGTGGAAAGCCTATTCCTAAAGAGCGCGTAGAAGCACTCATATCTTTAGGCATACCAGAGACAAGGTGGACTTGCGTGGAGCACGCTCTAGATGTGCCTAGAAAAGGTATTTATCTAGGCGAGGTGGGTACCAGTGAGCTCTTGATAGTTGATAAAGTCTATAACGACTCTGTGCGCTCTGTTTTCAGGGGTTCCAGTAAGGCTGCTAGCAAAGCCTCCACCGAGGCAGAGGCTCCCGACGATGGCGAAGAGTCCTCAGTAGACTATAATGAACGAGAGTTGAACTATTATAATTCTAGCGACGAGCAAGTCGACCCAGAAGAAAAAATAGAAATTATCAAGCGACATAACCCGTAGTTTTGGCTATAATAGATATACAAAAACCCAATATCTATTATGCCTGACGCTCAATCTAACTTCATACCTAATGATAACTCAGAGGTCTCAAAATACAATATTGCAATCGCTATCACTGAATTGCAAGCCCAACAAGAGTCGTTGAAGCAGAAAGTTGAAGATTTAAACATCAAGAGCGAAGCTACAAATATAGCGCTAAAAGCTAAGATAGAGTCTATAGAGAAAAATATAGCCGAAGTCAGAGATCAAGCTAGAGACGCTATGCATATTAGCGTAGGTGTCGACGGTAAAAACGGTTTAAGAGGATCTATGCAGAGCCTTTTAGATGATGTTTCTAGTATGTCAGAATCTTTACAAGTTCTTAAGCAAACAGCCAATGACTACTCTGAAATGAAGACACTGCTGCTTAGATTGTTTGCGGCTTCGGCAATGACCATCATTTGCCAATTCGGAGGTGCGGTATGGTTTGTATCTTCACTACATAGTCGTCAGGAAAGTATGCGTGAAGATTTAAACAGAGTTCTGACAATTCTTGATAAGCGGTTTGATGATAGTCCGAAAGCCATAGTAAAGTAACCTTAATTAGTTAGACACATATCTTTAATGCTGGTATAGTTCTACCATGTCTAGGACTATACCAGCATTTTTTTTATGCTTTTTACTTAGCGGTTGCGTGACTAGGTTTAAAGAATTAGTGCCTCCTATTAAGCAGGCTCCGCCAGAAGCTAGTTCAGGCTCGCTAGATTACGGTATCGCTGAACTGGAAGAGACTCTCACGCATACTTCATCTAGAGCCGAGCGTATAAGAATACTTATCGAATCTCTAACATTCTAAACTCATGCGTAAAACTACAGTAACGATATTGTTCTGGTTGATCTTTGCTTCCGTCTCTGTTGCAACTCAATCAGTAGAGCAAAATAAAAAAATAAAAGATAAGTTGATAGAGGAAACTTCTTTGCTTCAGAAAGATCTTAGTAAATTGAATAAAACTGTAAGCAAGCTAAAAGCAGATAAAACACAGCTAGAGACTCAAATAAAAAAAGTGCAAGCTTGGGGTATATCACAGCAATCTGAAAAATTTGAGTACTACGAACAGCTTGAAAAGTATAGCGAAGCTTACAGTAAAGTTAAAACAGAACTAGCTGAAGAAAAAGAGCAACATAGGAAGACTATAGAAAAGTATCGTAGAGTTAAGAAAGTTTTTGCTGTGGTGATGGGTATACTTGTGGCATTGTTATATGTTCAGATAGGAAGATTTTTCACATTACAGTTTGCAGGCCCATACGTTTTTCTGCTAAGCTTCTTAGGACCTACAGCAGCTTTTGCTTTAGGCTTCAGTACTGTTTATCTTTATTTATAATATATGCTAGCTGTCATCCAAAACATTGTCAAAACAGGAGCCTCTTTTCTACAGTCTGGTGTAGCTCCCCCTAACGCAAGCGAAGAAACAGCGCAACAGTTAGCAGACACAAATCATTTAACATCTAAAAAGTTCTTTGCCGCTTTTACAGGTTTTATTATTCTTGGAGTATTTTTCGCTGTAGGTATAGCTATTCTGTTTGCGCTTGCTGATAAGCCTGATGTAGTTTCGTACTATGTAACAATGTTTACAAAAACCATGGAAGTTTTTGCTGCGATCATGGCTGTATATATTGGAGGTCAAGCTGTAGTTGATCTTAAATACAATAGCTCCAGCAACACCACGCTTGAAAGTAAGCACCAAAAAATAGATATAACCACAAGAGTTATAGCCAACGAAAAAGAAGACGATTACGAATTACACGACCATGAAGATTGATGCTAAAGGAATAAACTTTATAGTTGAAGAAGAGACTGGCGGCAGAGAGTATTATGAGCGCGTATATAAAAGCTCGTTTATCTGGCCTAAAGGGGCAAGCGGATGCACTGCGATGGTCGGCATAGATATTGGTTACTATACAGAAGAAGAGGTTAATAAGATCTTTAAACCTCTGACCACAGAAGAAGAACTCAAAAGAATACAGAGAGGTAGAGGAATCAAAGGCATTCTGGCCAAGAATTATCTTAAAAATATTAAAGATATCACTTTTTCTTGGGAAGAGTCTCTGTATACTTTTTCAGAATTTATTCTTCCGAAGTTTTTAAGACTGACTGACAAAGCATTCCCAGGAGCTGCAGAGCTTCTTATGCCTGCAAAAACAGCTTTAGTTTCTTTAGTTTTCAATAGAGGAACCTCTATGAAAGGAGCTTCCCGTAGAGAAATGCTGAATATTAGAAAGCTTGTAGGAAATAAAGACTACAAGCAAATAGCCGAGGAAATCAGAAGCATGAAAAGACTGTGGGACAGCTCTTCTGGTTTGGTGGGCAGAAGAGAAAGAGAGGCATGCCTCGTAGATAAATGCGTCTAGCTTAAAGGGCTTCCGCCCGACTCATCATCTTTATCCTCTCTGTAAGGTTTATTCCCCCACTTTTCCTTATCGTCATCTTCTGAATCTTTATCATCATCTTCCTCATTTTCGTCATCAGAAGCGTCATCATCATCATCTTCGAGAGCCAGATATTCTTCTTCTTGTAGCGCTATATTTTGCATGTGACCTAGTGTGGCTGTAACATGCAGATCTGCGTACTTAACAAGACCTATCTTGATAACTGGGTTATCGTAGGCCTCGTGAGTAAACAATTCGCCTTTCTCATTACAAACCACAAGAAGATAGCCCTGCGTATATTCTTCTAATTGTAGCAGAAAACTCTTAGGTATTAAAAATCCGTGGTCTTTTGTATTGTCTTCCATACCTTCAAGTATACATCTTTCAATAGCTAAAAAAAAGGAAAACCCGAAGGTTTTCCCTTTTTGTTAAAACCACCGGACATAGACTGGAACCTCGTAGGGCTCCAGTTTTCTTAGTATTTCAGCATCAGTTACAGTTTTATTCGAATCTGGATCATAGTCAAATGACTTGTATTTTTTTTGGTACTCGTAAGCAAATTTTGCCTCAAGCGGACAAGCGTTGTTCCTGATGGTTGGAACTGTTCCCAACGCTTTGAAAATTTCGGTTGTAGTATATGTGTCGAACTTAGAATATAGTCTTTCGACTTGAGCTCTAGGTTCTTCAGGTAAGTCACTAAAGTATATTTTGTCGTATACTTTATTTGATTTTAGACTATTACCAAAATTAAAAACCAGCATGTCATAGTAATGCTGTCGATTGTACAAGACTTCGTCAGCCACAACTTTAGCCGCAACTGCAGCAAAGCTAGCTTTTCGTATTTTCTTATTCAGCAATGAGGCCGCTACGACTTCCGGCCATATAGATTTACTAGATACTTTCTGGTCAGTGCTATTTTTTGCCACTGATCAGAAGATTTAATTGTTTGATTTTCTCAAGCTGTAGCCTGTTTTTTTCTCTGTATATATCACGCCAGTCTCGTAGCTCAGGACTGTTGTAGTGCAGTAACCCTCCTATGAAACTAATAAAAAATAATAGACAGCTGGCATAACAGTAGAGTTCTAAAAACTCATGAACACCCAACAGAACAACCACACCGAGCATAAACAATACTCCCATCGTAATAGTTAAATATAGTTTTGTTCTCATAAAATAAGCTACACGGAGGGGTAATCTCCGTGTAGCTGTGTCTAGCTTAGCTAGCAATTACTGTTTTTGCGCCTCTTTCCACTTCAAGAACGCTTGCCAGTCTGCGTCTTGTTTTGTAGATTTGGTTGCAGTCCTGTCGAAATGCTCGCCCACCAGGACGAACATGTCTTCCAGGGATGGACATACGCTACAATTGATGTCCCGCCCTGGGAACCATGATTTTAGTGTATGGTCTGACTTTCTCACTTTCATCGTGAAAAAGTGGTAGGTTTTTCTGATCTCCTCTTCAGGAATCTCAAACAGTCTCCTATTTGTGTAAATCGGAGACAACTCACGACACAGTAATACCCAATCAGAAGGTATGCTTGTCTTTGTCTTCTCTGAATACTTTGGAGGCATCTTTTTCAAGACGACTCCATCAGGGATGCTGAACTTGAGAGGAATGTGCTTCACTTGCACATATGGTACCCTGGCTTGATATCCTTGCGGAATACCAAGTCGTAATACCATGACTTCTTCACTATCGTATCCGCAATAAGTTGTTTCGTGTTGGATTTGTGTCACGTCGCTAACAAGCTCAAGCAATTGCTCAAGCTTAGTCACGAATGTATTGTTTTTGTCTGCGATGTACACTCGCGGACGATACACTGCACTAGTGTATCCTGCATGCTTTTTTGGATCATTATCAGGCAATTCTGCCCGACGGTCCACTTCGTTGTAGATAGCACGGATCAGAAATCCTGCATCTATTGGGGTCGCTTCTTCTTGTTGCTTATTGATTACTACGTTCATTGTTGTCGAGGTTTTCATTTGCTTGTTTGGATAAGATGGTGTGAAACAAAAAGAGAGCATGCTATAAAAACATGCTCTCTTCAGAACAACAGACCCATCAATATATTATACCATATTTTGGTGCGTTATCTGCATTAGCTGCTGCTGAAGCGTTGGAGAAAATTTATCGCAGCGCAGTTCTTCTAACATACTCTCTGTAGCGTTATGTATCTTAGATAGATCGTCTACATTATAACAAACACGGCGTATTGCGTTAATTATGCTTTCGCTCGGATGATATATGTCTACGGTCCTCGTAAGATTAATCTTGTTGTTCATTTGGATAGTTATACTGTAGATAGTTTTTAAGAGGCTCTACAACATATCCTGATGCTTTGTTTGGGGCTTTAAGAAATACTCCACCATACCCAGAGTATTCTGACATCTCATACAATACACATAGGGTATCTTTTTTACCCTTCCTGTTCTGTATGAACACTACAAAATCTACAGCATTGTTATAAAGCAAATCTAAAGCGTCAGCATACAGATCACTTTTTTCAAAGTCCTTAAATGAAAATAGGTCACCTAGAACTATGTCACTTTTGGATGCGGCGAAGGCTAGTTCACCAACTCCGAAAGAATCCAGATCCAGAGATACTACAGCGCCTTCTGACCCCGAAGCTTCAAAATAATCGTCTACAATCTTGCGCATCGTTTTTCTTGGAATTTTGAAATATGTTCCAAGCATATCGCAGGCTCTGCTTTGCTCTATAGTCATATCAATTTATGTTATTTTCTTTTTCTCCGCAAAACGAGCAACGAGAAACTCCATCCTGGTTAGGAAGAAAGGCGCCTGTGGAACACTTGTCACAATGCCTATAGGTGACAACATCATCTTTTTTAAAGATAAGGCTGTCGCCTGGTCTTGGGATTTGATATCCGTCGGCATAAGCAGGACACCAAACTCGACTGTCGAGAGTGCCTGCAACTGTTTGCTTGCTTGATTTATTTACAGCAGGTTCGACTTTCTCATGACTCAAAGAGAGCATGCTGAAACCTACAACTGTGATCAGGAATACTAGAACTGCTTTTTGCATATGCTTATAATAGATGTTTGTAGATAAGTGATTGTGTTTTTTGGATTGCGTTAGCTGTGCTGCCACAGCATTTAGCCGTCTTGAGCCAAAACCAACGCCACCCGAACGGGTGAAGCATTTTTTTGAATTTGTTCCACGGCTGCAAATCACGCAGCCTCATTTCTTCGTTATATTCTTCAATTCTTTTTTCGGCGCTTACCATAGTATATTCTTCAGCAAGTTCGATATTGTCTAGCTTGCCGTGCGAGAAGTATGCTTTGAACTCGACCCAGATATCTTCTTCTTTTGTATATTTTACAGAGGTATAGAACAACACTGTGCCGTGATAGTTTACATCTCTGTTGAATCTATCTTTGATAATTATATCTTTAAAAATCGACGCCCATCGGGGCCTAGCAGTATCTTTCAATTCTTCTTCAGTATAGTGTACATACTCTCGCTCGACCACTTCTTCAACAAGAGAGCCCTCTTCAGTGATCTTGTAGCTACTAAGCGAGTTATCCAAACACTTGGTTTGAAAAACTTCACCAGCCCAGTTCACGTCAAGTGTCTGCAGCCTTTCAGAAAGAGGCAATTTTGCTAGACATTCTAGATTATCATACATACCCATAGTTATTTTAATATTTGTTGGAGTTTTTCTTTTTCAAAAGATTCACTATAATTGTTGAACGCTAGTTCAAACAACCAGTCAGCTTCTTCCGCGTTTATAGGAAGAGCTGCCAGTAGATCCATAAAAAGGTTATCCTGCTCCTCAGCCAACCTTTGAATTTTTTCTTTGGTGTCAGTGAACTTTTTTATTTTTTCTTCAGTAGTCATGGGCTATGTCCTTTTTCCAAAGCTCAATAAATTTCTGCTCACTAGTATCTCCAGCAAGTAGATAATCGATAAGCCTCACCATGTTTGACGTTTTATTGAGAAGCTTGACTGCCTGCATAATCTTAGCTAGCGTCTCGCTTGACAGCTCATGATCCCAGTCACCTGTAGGTAGGTGTGGATTAACCTGATTGTTCTTATACATCTGTTGCTTGATCACAAAATGCTCAAGCTCTTCTGCTATCAAAGCAATATTGCTATAATTGCAGTCTAGATATCCACCACTCATTCTTCGTCACCTCCAAATACGCTAGACCATTCCTCGTCTGTTATGCCGGTCTTTATGAATTCACGCTGACCTGCAGTCAACTCAGGAAAAACATTCTGAATTGACGGACGCTCTGGTCCGTAGTACTTGTCGAGCTGCTCTTGAGTCACAGGCAAATCCATGACGCGCTCGATTCCCGAAATGATAGATTTACGTTTGATTTCCATATTTATATTTTTTTAGTTGTCCAATTATTGTTTTCGAATATATACAGATATTCGCACCAAGCTGATTCTGCTCTCTTTTCGAGAGACGCTCTGCTTTCTTTTTTGTAGTTTTTTAACGGCTCACCTCTGCTGATATAGAATGTGCAGTCGTTAACTTCGCTAGCTAGTGAACTCATGCTTCCTGAAGCCACCAGCGCTCTGATCTTATCCTCATCTGTGTAATGTTGAGCTAGCTTATAGCCCACACCATCAGGGTAACCATCGAAGTGACAATACACAGCGTCATAGGTATCGTCGCTATTCTTAATTGATATAAGTGATCGTGTTGCCATAATTATTCACGAAAGCCAAGCTGCTTCTTGAGGTCGAGCTCTTGCAGTACAGTGTATTCCACATACTCTCCCTGAAGGACACTGATTTTGTTTCCTACGATAGAGGCTTGATCAGAGTTAAATTTGAACTTTTCTCCTGTGCGCTGACACTCAATTGTGTAAGCGTCGTAAGGACAGTCAGCTTTTCTTACTTTCGATAAAACCTTATAGTAACCATCTTCGATTATTTCTCCGTTAGAGTGAACAAGGATCGTACCACCTGGCAGCAGCGAAGACAGCTCGTCACGTGTAAGCAAAAATCTGTTAAGTATATTTTCTACAACGGTCTCAGTAACTTGAATAATCCTCGCCTCAGGGACTTCGTGACCGCTTTTCGAATACAGTTCTTTTTTAGCTAAAGCAATAGCTTCAGCTTCGGTTTTAACCATGTCGCGAACTTCCATCCAGAAATCTTGAGAAAGTTTGGGTGATTTCAATCTGACTTGAACAGAGTAGTATGTTTTATCCATATTATTTTTTTGTTGTGTTGTTGATGCTGCAATTAAGCCAAATATTCAATTATGCTTTTAGTACTGAATTCTTCTAGTGAAACGAAATCGACAAACGCTAAGACAGATGTACCTATCCGATCCCATACGGTTTCGAGATGATATACCATCACGCAAGGATAGCTGATTTCATAGTCTTCACTGAGTGCTGGAACATTGTCTATTGTGTATCTGTAATCGTGTATGCAATCGTTATCTTCATCGTCTGGGAAAGGCTCAAAGCCTAGAATTTCAACCAGTTTTACCTGCTCGATCTCGCCACATAAATCTTTCCGCTCTCTTTTATTTCCTGCAGCTTCTTGGACTGTCATATAATAGTCGAAGCTTTCTTTTACTTCAGGAGGCATGTTCGTTACTAGATTTCTGTCTCTAGCTTTGTCCCAATCAAAGAATGGTTTTAGTTTTGGTAAATCTTCTTCTTCCCAAATACTAGATTCTTCCCAATTTCCATCTTCATTAATTTTTCCGTATAAGCTTATGTACTGCGTCCACGCCCACGCCCAATGCTCTTCTTTACTTTTAAAGAACACCTTATTCATCTTCAGGTTCCTCTAGTTTTTTAGTGGTGTAAGTCACAGTGATGATTGCTTGCACACTGAACGGTTTCTCACACTGATCACAATCGTACTCGTAGACATCTTCGTCTTTTTGGCAAAGCTCCCAGCTATCTTCGAATTCTTTACCGCAGTGTGGGCATATTGCTAATTGTGTGTGAACTGTATCGAGAGACATATTTATTTTTCAGGTTCATTATTTTCTATGCTTTCTGCATAGTTTGATAGCTCCCACAACTCTTCATCGTTCTCATCGAGACCAGCCATCTTGGCCTGTATACCTAGAGCTTTTAACAGCTCAAGAAAAGCAGTGTCCTCGCATGAGCCGTCGTATATCTCAATCTCATCAAGATACCATCTTGTAGCGTTCCAGCTACAGCAACCATCACCACACTCATAGTAATAGTCTTGCTTAGTTATTTTATGCTTCATGTCTACGCTTTAATCCAATAACCGTCACTAGATAGTTTAGCTGAGCCTACCGAACTTCTTTTAAACTCTTCAGGACTCAATATAGATACGAATTTTGAGACACCCTCATAAAGATAATATGTCTTACCTACGACAGGATCAAAGCCTAGCGAAAAAGAGTCAACATAATTGTTCCATTCCCACAAAGCCATGGTTTCATCGTACTGTTTTTTTAAATCTTCCATCTTAGCTGTAGCATATGCATGCAGCTTATTTTGTCTGTTTTGATTTACTAAAGTGAGGTCAAGCTTCTCAATTACTTGACCTCCCCGGCTCATGTCGTAAGAAAGCTCTGCTTTAGCTTTATCCATATGTTTCGTTCACGACTGCATAACTTAGCTCATGTCGACCAGCAATATTTCTTAACTCGCGCTGCCAATCTTCCTTCGGATTAAAATAAGGACTGTCGTGTATAGCCTGCAGTTCTGATATCAAGCGTCTATGCTTGTCAGGAGCTATACCTCTATTAATTAGAGAAATCCACGGTAAAACATTCCAATATGTCTCGATCTCTTCATCACTTATAAGACATCCGGCAGCGCATTTTAATCCATCGTTTCCTCTGTACGCACAAACACCATCCTCTAATGCGCATTGAGCTTTCTGTGTCAGCATGTGTTTTGCAACCTGGTCAAATACTTCTTGAGCCGTTGCCTGCTCTAGTGTTGCTAGTGTAATCATACGAGTTTCTCTAAAAACTGAACGTATTGTTCTATTATGGCTTTGTCAGGATCGTCAGCTGGGGCATCAGAGTGATCTCGCTGCAAGTCGCGCTTTAATGTATTAATAATTAGTTGCACGATGTCTTTTACTGAACAACCCAGGTAAAGCTACAGCCGTTATAAACGCATCGTAGATTCTAGCTGCGTCCTTTTGCGTGTCGCAAATCAGGTTATTCTTCATTTTGTTTCACGTCAAATACTGCTATGGTTTGAACCGTCTTGATTACATCTGTACGAATAATGGCAATCTTTTTGTAGTTGTTGGTCAGCATGTCTTTTAACTTATTAGCTCTATGTAGAGCTTCACCCTCGTTATCATAATATGTATCGCACCATATCTCTGTTCTTCCATCTTCTTCAACTACGTTGATGGTCCACTCTGTTTTTGTGGTTGTTTCTATATTCATGTTTATTTCCTCTCGTTCCAGAGTTTGATTAGTCTGACAGGGATTATATCTTTGTTTAAAGCGCTTTCTAAGACTTCTGGTCTCAGGTAATCCCAAGGGCCAGCACATCCACAATCTTGGCAAATAATATTAGCAGGTATACCTTCTCTGTCTTCAGTACTGTGTTGAACAGTTAGATCATTACCGCCACAAAAAGGGCACGGTTTGGGCTCATCGGACATAGTTATTTATATGATTTAAGTTGGGTCAACTCTAATAACGCGAAGTTCTGATCTATAAATATTTGCCTCGAATTTTTTAGCTTTATATTTTTCGGCTATTTTTTTAGCTTCCCCCAAAGTCGCCAAACGCCCCTCATCTATACAAGACCAATTGTGTCTAACCCAATCGCTTTTAGGTTCACAACGATATTCAACATAATAATGTTCCTTGTATAACAAGTCATCACTGTTTTTAGTGTTCATCTTTTAAGTAGGTTTTTGTTTTGATGTATGTTGCCTATAACTTCTAGTTTGTCTCGATGATACCAGAGCTCGATAGAGTCACCGTCAGGGTCTACAAGCCTGTATCCCAAGGGCGTTAGTGAATACTCTACAGCGTACACATAAGGTGTACCTTTTCTTTTTACAATATCTCCTTCATATATGTCTTCTCCATTAATATCGATAGTGTCAGCAAATTGCTGTACTGGATAATCTCTTTGGTGTAAGTATCTGTCACTATAAGCAAAATCATTTAGTCCGAAGTAAGTGAACTTTTCTAGCTCTGGGATATATACTCGAAATTTAAATGTTCTCATATCAATTAATAACTTAACAGGAGCTGTTGAATGGTCTCCTATATATTATACCAACTACTAGCCTATTCTGATTGAGCTCTAAGCTCGTCGTATTTTGCGATAGCCTTGCGTATCGTCTCCATCTCTCTTTCAGTTTTAGCATAACCTTTACCCCATGCAGCTAGGTTAGCTAAGGCTTCTCGAGCATAGTCTATAAGGTCGTCAGCGCAGCTCTTCCAAACATCGCTAGTTTCGAAATTTATCCAACAAGTGCGATCAATTTCTTTTTCTTCACACATACAATGCCAACCATCATAGTATGTCAGGTTGCTAATACATTTTGTGCAAATTGGCTGTTCATGATCTAGCTTTTTGTCTTCGATGTCCTCTACTCTTTGAGTGTACTCTGCTAACTCTTTTAAGTAATAAGATATCCGCTCAGGAAGAGATTCAACGGTGTGTTCTTTAATATTTCCAACTGGGAATTCCTTGAGTATTTTATCAAGAATATCTTTATTTTGCTTAGCTTGTCTGTGCTGCCTGTCAAAAGCAAGAGCTAGACAGATGATGTCTGCATGACTATCTTTTGAATAATCGTTGAGGATATGAGTTGCTCTTTGGATAGCCTCTTTAGACGGTATGTTGATTTCTTGGTCATACATATTTAAATATCTTTACTAAGTTCATCGACTTCTTTTTGAAGAGTAGCGATCTGACACTTTAGTACATGCACTTTATCGAGCGTTTTTTGTCTTTCTATTTGTCTAGCGTCAATAATGTCTCCTATCGTTGCCTCTTCCCAGATGCTTCTAATTGGATAATCGTCGATACACCAATTCGCAGGCAGGTCTTCTTTGCGAATTATCTCGTACACAGAAAACACTGTACATTTGTTTCCACAAGACGCACTCACAATTAATCCAGCAGTACCTGAGTCGTCTGCTGCCACAACCCCATCTAAATGCACTTTGTATAATTTTTTCATATTTATTTTCTTATTTCCCAGATGTCGTATGTGTTTGTCATACTATTCAGGTTTTACCAAACCTTCTAATGCCTGCGTGCAGATAAGCTTCTCGTTTTTCATAATTTCAACAAGCTTTTCTTTGACATGAGTATTGATAGTTACTTCGTTGCTTAGGGTGTGATCTATCGCTTCTTGTATATACTTGATACCTATTTTAAGCGCAAAACGCGCGCTATAGATATCGTCCTTTCGCATCAGCCACATCTCTGGCCTGTAACTCATAAGCTCGAGTTCTTCTTCGTGAGTCATACCCATATAGTGATTTTCTTAATCTTTTCTATACTGCGCTGAATGATACGCGGCGTCTAATCCTGCCTGATAGCCGTTCTCGTATTCTTTTTCTTGCGTGTCTTCCAGACTCTTTTTAAGTTTGGTCACCTCAGCTTTCAGCGTTTCAACTGTATCCGTCAGCTTTGCGTTTTCTTCGGTAAGCCTATCACAGATAGAGTCATTAAGAAGCTTGCGAATTGCGATGGTGCCGAGAGCACCGTTAGCAGAAACTACAGGGTAAAAATGACCCTGCCAATTCTTCGGAAGATACTCTTCATCAGTAATTTCACCGAGATAATCTAGGTCGCATTCCATCGTGTCGCTATGCAGACGCTTCGCAGTATCTTTTATTTTTGAGGGCTCTTCGTATATAACAGTTCGATATATTGCGCTATATAATTTTTTCATAATTACAGCGACCCGCTTTCAATAGTTTTATCTCCATCCATGAATTCGAACCCGTGGCTGTAATAGCCGTTGTGTTTGTTATGTAAATGCAGATACCTGGTTTGGTTTTTGTTGAACATACGAAACACCGCATAATGCTCCTGCTCGTATTTCTTATCTTCAGTCAAATCAAGATAGAATTTGGGATCAAACACCCAGCCCTCCAGCTCTTTGTTGATGTGATCTGTAGGAGATGTGTCCTCAAGACCCGCAACGCTCTCGGCTGGAGGCGCGAGACTTTCGCTGATTAGCCAGCCAAACTCTTCACAGCAATTTGATGCGAAGTCAAAGCCAACCACTAGGTTATTCTCGTCTACGAAGTTAATTCTTAAGCTATGAAAGCCTGATTTTGATGGTGGAAAATATTTCATGTTATGGAATATGTAAATGGGTTAAACAGTGTTGCAATAGTAATTCTGCGTTATAGCTACCGCTGAGATATTGTCTCCAGATATCTGGTACACAGTAAGGTTTTTTAATGTGTGCCAATTCTTCTTTTATTTTCTTCTGATTTTTCAGATAGCTATCAAGATCAGCAAGAATGTCCAACCCCTCTTTAGGAATTCGCTCTTCTTGAGAATTCATGTTTTTATAACTTCGTCTGTGTAAGTACAGATTCTTCTGACAATACGAAACCTAGTGTTTGGGCGCATATCAACAAGCTCTTCTAATCGTGCCTTAGCTCTATCAGCATATCCATGCTTAGCTGATTCAAAATCTAGCCAATAATCCTGTACACGGTGCTGAATAACATATTCTGCAACTGAAGAATACTGCTCTGGTTTGTTACAATCAGAGCAGGTTAATTCAACCGGAACAAAATGTTCACAGGTATCTCTATTCATGTTTTCTACAAAAACAAGATCCGCAAGAGCATTCACTATAGCATGCTTTTCTTCTATCTAACCATTTAAATACAGAATCACCGTTACTATCACTAGCGTATTCTGCTACTCCAGCACGAACAGCTTCTTTTTGATTTACACTCTTGCCTAACGAATAGCCTAGTACAGTACTGGCGGCTATAGCTATATACGCAATCATTATTACATATATGATGTCGAGATTGTCAGATAAACGCATATTACTCCTCATTTAAGAAACTTGTATTTAATCCGTTGTATATTCCGTATTTAGCTAACTCTCCTCCCCATGTACCTGGACTATATGAGTCATGGATATATTGTAGACTAGCTATCAGATCTGAGTGAGCTGCCGGAACAATATTCTCAGCAACCAAGTTCAGCCATTCGCTTGTTTCCATCGTTTTTGCATCATATTCGTCGTCGGCTATAACAAAGCCTGCAGCGCAACGTAGATCGCCATCTCTGTACATACAGAAATCTGCTTTGTCTGCACAACGCTTGTTCTGTTTTATTAGTCTTGTCGAGATATACTCGAATACTTCTTGAGGTGAAAAAGACTCTAAGGTTTTAAGTGTAATATTACTCATTTTTTTGTGTGTTAAAGTTCAAATGCGTTTGAATCTACATTTTCAATAATATCTCGGATAGTATCCAACCTCTCATTGTCAGGACTATCTTCTATGCTTTCCCAGTCTTGCTCTGTAAAACTGTCACCATTCACAACCAGTAAACCTTCCGCAGAGCCGAAGCTGCCATCTTTGGCGAAGTATAGATTGTTGTTATCTGCAGTTTCAGTGTGTTCGTAAATAACCGTAGATGCATCCTCTCTCACAAACACATCTACGAACTGTGGTGTGTTTTCTCCCATATAAGCGGAAGATACGTTGAAGTCGAAGAACTCGATAGCCTCATCTTCACTCATATCCTTCTTCAATATGTCGATACACTTTTGTCTAGAGTAGGCTGCAACAGGGCTCCCTGCTGCAGTATAGCTAACTCCAATAAAAGCATCTTCAAAACCATCTGCTAGAAGTATTTCAGTGTCAGGATAATTTTCTGTAATATAAGTTTCAATTGTGCTGATTGGTGTCATACAACGCTATAGTTTATTGTTGTGATTTACTTGTGCGTGAAAGATGCGCACCCCCTAGATGACTAGCGTATCTTACTAGACAGGTTTCACTCACTTTCCTCAAATTCCATTAAAGCTGCGCCTTGTTGGTCTTTGAGAAGATAAGCGAAGTTAGCCAGTGTTTCCTTGTAGAATTCGATCTGCATCGACTCTGGCATATGATGCATGTATCTGTTTATAATCATGTACAGCAAACTTGCCGTCCAATCAGGATCAATAGAGTGTGGCTTAATATTTATAAACGCTTCACCCGTTTCATCGTCTCTAAGTATTTCTAATAATAGTTTTTTTGCCATAATTCAATCAACTCCATAAATGTTTTCTTTAGATTGTACAAATTTTGAAAAGATTGATACGTTGTCGAGATTATACTCTCTGATAAACTCGACTGCTTCTTTTTCTGTTTTAAACGTTCTCCATGGCTTTACAGGAGAACCATCATTATAACACGGAGTTTTAAGTTTCCCTTTTTCCGTGAGACATCTAATAAAGTATAACTTTTCCATAACGTTTAAATAACCACTTCTTCTAAGTTTCTTGTTCTGATTTTGATTGTGTTGTTAAACCGCGGGATTCCGTCACTACTGAGATTCTGATATTTTACAGTTGCCTGCATACCTAGAATGTCTTCTCGACGAGCCCACAATCTTTTTTGATACTCGATACCGCCCACAGGAACAGAGTCGAACTCTTTACCGTCAGGCATACCTAGTCGTAAGATAATGCAGCCTTCACGGCTGCCTTTACCTTCTTTAAATCCCATGATTTCATATTCACCTTCGTGAAAGTCCTTCCGTTTAAGAAGGTCTTTCGTGCGTTTGTGTTGATACAAGCTGTTCCAGGCACGAATCATCTGACCCTCATAGCCTTCGGACATATACGAACGGTACAACTTATCTAGCTCGTTATTATCGAAAGCAGGCAGAGTTTCCACCCATAAAACAGAGCACTTTTCATTGGTTTTTTGACACAACCACCTGAGCATAACATGACAGTCTATCTGTCGTTGTTTAAACTCGTGAGGTGTTTCAGTTATTATGTCGTACACATGATATTGAACAGAGTTTTTACATCTCTCAATATCTGCTGCTGAAGCTTTCGGCTGCTTAACAATACTCACAATCTCCTCAAACTTATCTTTAAGCTCATGTGAATACATCTCACCATCAAAGGCAAGCAAGTCTGGATATTTATCGAACAGTGGCTGTAGCTCATCTCTAATGTGCTGTAGCGTAGCGAAGGGTTTCCATTGCCTACTAAACACGCCGTGCCTTGTGACAACGCAGCGTAATCCGTCAAGTTTAGGCTGGCTATATACAGGGAACGCTATCTTGTCTTTATAATCCGCATAATCTTTAGCAAGCATAGGATCCAACCTAAGAGGATTGGCACCATCAAGAGCATCCACATCTTCGACATAACCTTCATCCTTTTTCTTTTGCCACTTAGCTCTGGATTCGAGCTCTGCTTGTTGATCAGCAGTAGTCTCATTCTTTTTACCGATGTTTTTGCCCTTACACTTCGTAGGTACATTAGTAATTTTCTTACCATCTGTTTGTCCACTTACAGTGTAGTACTCTCCGTTCTCGAAGAATATTTGCCACTCTTGTGTGGCTCCTGTCGCCGTCTTTTTATACAACTTCGCGAGCTCCATAATCTGGAAAATACGTTGTGAATTTTTCGACTGATTGTTTAAGTAGTCTGAGTGCTTCTTCTCTAATGTTCCAACTTCTCGGCTCTAGATCTAGTCTGTGCTCAGGCAGGGCTTCTATAGACGAGTTGTATGTTATATGTCCTCTTCTTAATTCGGCAGTCATGAAACAGCCTCCATTAAAAAACTCATACTCACCATTCCAGCTAGGACGAAAAGTAATTTTAGACGGATCGTAGAAATTAATTCGCGCTATGAAATGTAAGTCATTTATCAGCTTTGGGTCAATATACACTATAATGCCTGGCTCGTTAAAAAAATCTCTAGGTGTTCGATAGAAATATTTATCCTTAACAGGCCATAAATCAGGGCACCCATGTTTCCGTGTGTGCCCTTTGTCTGCAAAATATATTCTGTCCATGTTTAACTAAATAGTGCTGATGATTGATGTATTAAGAGTTCGTTGTTTTCTAGAGTCAGATAATGCTCTAGATGTGTATCTATATTAATATTGTATGACTTGTCTGGTTGCAGTATGTATCTATCTAGGGATGGTAGTACCTCGTCGGGAGTTACATTTGTTCTGAGTTCATCTATCACCTGCGGCCTACTTCTTGGTGTGTGTCCAACGATTTGACTCAAGCCTTCTACAGGAGCGTACTCGTAGCTCCAGTCTAACCAATCAATACCTCCAACCTCCTCTTGTCCTCCTCTAGCTCTACCGGCACTTAGAATAGGGTTGTCTACGCCTAACCCTAGGAAACTTTCAGCGATATAGCATCTACTCAACACACTGTCAGCTGAAATATGCTTTTCAAGAGGTTGTCCGAAATGATATTCACTCACACCAGCATGACTCAATATAATAGGTAAACAGTTTTCAACGTTTATAACATGAGCTAGTTTAGGTTTAAAGCCTAGCGGACGGCTTCCTAAAAATACTTTATTAATTGCTTTGAGTTTATCTCTAGTTGTTCCGCTGCAGGCGTACCTATCATATAATGCAGGATAAAGATATGGAACATCATGGTTACCCATCAGCCATATGAATCTTTCTCCATACTTACTATATAGCTTTAGTATATAGTTTGCTGTTCTTTCTGCGTGATCTGGTGTGTCGTAGAAATCGTCAAACCAATCGCCAAGAGATATGAGTGTATCGAACGTATTATTCTCTAGGATTTTTTCTACTTTAGCTAGCTTTTGGTGAACGTCTGGAATTACTAGTGTTCTCATTCTTGTGCAGGGAAATAATGCGTAAACAGATCGACAGCTTCTCTAAGTAGACCAATCGACATCTCACGGCATCCCCACTCACCATCTAGTATTTCTGGTGATTTCTGTGTAATACCTTGTATTGATGTGTGAATGGTTATATGTCCTTTAATTATATGTGCTGTAAGAGTTGGAGTATTGCAGTAGCCATAATACTGCTCATTGTAAAACATCTTTTTCATATTCTCTCTAACATATATACTAAACTCACTTATATAGTATGAACCATATATCAGCTTTGGTCGTATATAACATACAAGGCCGGACCCTTCAAAAAAATCTTCAGGTACGGTCATCTTATCTGCGTCTTTAGCAGGCCATAAAGGAACACAGTTTGCTTTTCTTGTATGTCCTTTGTCTGCAAAGTATATTCTGTTCATATTTTAGTTTTTCTCTTTTCCTCGCAGCTATCGCACAGAGTACGCCACCAACCATCTGTTCTAAGATTTGCCGGCGATCCGTCATGCTCGCATATTGTTTCACTCTCTAGCTCTGCATACGACACCGCACCGTACACAAAGCCATCGTAGCGCTCTCTTTCTTTCGCTACGGCAGAATCATCAAACCTAGCTGCATCAGCTGGTTCAAATTTAGCGACAATGTCGTAATATACTCTAAGAGTTCCAAACTTTTCTTTTATCTGTCTAAACTCTACCCCATATCCTTTGAACTTCTCATAAGTAGGATAATTCATTCTGTATAATGTGTAGCACTTCATCCCGAGCAGCTTTTCAACTTTTCGGCATATGTTATGTGCTATTCTTTTGAGTACTTGCTGCTTTGGAAATTTATCTTTTTCTTTAAGATAAATAAATCCTCTCTGGTCTAATACAGTACATAGCTTACGAATGATAGGTTCCCACCCGTCACCTACCTCAAGACCATACATGATGCTTGAGGTTCTTTCTTCTTTCTGCACGAACATTTCAGGAAAGTCTGCGCATAACGCTTTCTCAAGTTCTTCTCTCATATACTATATATGTTTTTGTGTATTACGTTATGTGTGGCTTCCTTCAGTAAACTCAGCTGCAATAGAAGGTCGTCAAACTCGTGTATTTTAAGTTTAGTCCTTATACTCAGCTCCAGCTCGATATTGTCTAGCATCGCTTTTCCATGATTTAAGATATTACTCATTTTGATGTTAGAGTCCAAAGGCGTCTATTGTGTATTTGAATGGGTTTCTAGGAAGCTCTTTAACCATCTCGAGCATCCTGTCTGCTACTTCACATATTTCTTTTTGTGCTTGTTTGGATCTGCGTAAATTTAAAAAATGTGCAAAACTTCTCCAATTAAACATAACGTCAGAAGTTATCTGGCTGTTATACATTTTGAAGAACCGTGCACTTTCTTTAGCTCTTTTACGTCCAAGAACTTTCTCGGCGTCTTTTATGCAGGCGTGATATAGTAGATTATTAGCAGCCGACTGGGCAATTAATACTTCTGCCCAGTTATTGTAGCCTTCAAGTTCTAGTTCTGGCGATACAGGAACACTGTAAAAGTCAGTTGGAACATAGAACTTATCTTCTTTAAGTTCCTTATACCTTGCTGACTCTGCATTGATACTCACACCAATCCTATGCTTCAGTAGCTGGATGTGTGTGGCAATCTCTGTATCTACCAGAAAGTGAAGAACACTTTTCTCAAACGGTGTATCGTGGTGATGTTGAGCTAGGTAATCTAGCATCTCAGGAAGCCTGCGCATCTTGTCTTCATCTAGATCTCTCTCTGTACTTGTCCATGCAGACAAGCCATGTGTAAGATCGCCTCCATAATGGCCGATCCATTCTACTTTGTTTGTATAGTCTTGCATACTAACCTTTCTTCATGTCGTAGGGTTGATTCATTACTTTGAGGCTCCACCAGTCTTGTTGTAATGCTTCTGATCTGATCGGTGACACAGGACGAATTACAATACCTTCTGCATTAGCTCTGCCGTTATCATATTTTGTGTCGTTAGCCATTTCTTGCAGATCCTCATCACTAGGTACATTTTTAGTGAGTACGAACCTTCCTATTTCAGGTACGTGAGGAATTTTGTACTTATCACAAAAATCCCTGGTTTGATCCCAGCTAAACCATGTGTGATTTGTTACATCTCTGATCTGATACACAAAGTATTCTAGTTTATCAAGCTTGAGAGGATTCTTCTGAATTCCAGGACCACACACTTCTCCTTGTAGTGCTAGTTCGACAGGATACTCTCTTAAGATTTTTTCTAAATTATACTTTTTAGCGACCTGCCAGAAAGAGTTACCCTCAGATTCAACGAACTCGCTGTTTCTTCCACAAACATAGAAGGTACCGTCTTTAAAAATGAATGTACCACTGCTGCCGTCACATTTTAAGGTAGCTACGAATAGTGCGTTCTTAAAACTATCTGAAGTTCTCGCTTCTTCAAGTGCTGCCGGTTCATTTCTAAAATTCAGCTCGTCAGTTTTTCTAACAATACGAGTAGGAAACGGAGCCTTGACTTCGCCTCCTAGTGAAGAGCTTGTGGGAGCTACCCACTTTTCAATATCAAGGATAACACTGACCTCTTCACCTTCTTCGTACACTTTAGATGGTAACCCCTTGCGCTCAGCTGCAGCATATACTTCACTAATCGGTAACACTAAGCCAGCACTATATTGTCCTCTCATCTTTACCGTTTTTATGCGTGTCTTTTCTTCTCCAGCGTATGTCTCGTCAAGATAAGCTTTAGGAGCATACGAGTCAGGGAAAATCATTACAACGAGATTTCCCACCTGATGTAAACCTTTCCTGACAACTGTATGCCAACCAAGCACGGTGGCACGCTCTATTTTGTCTGCTCCTTCAATAGGAGTTAATGCTAACACTCTTGCTACTACTGCTAATTTTTCCATAGTATTTATTCCTTCTCGTCCCAGCAGAATACGACGTTGTCACATTCTCCAAGCTCTGCTATTAGGTTATGTTTAATTACGAGTTCCCAGATCATATACCTGTTCGCCAGACCTGCCCCTAGTTTGGAAATATAGAATTTTCTACTGGGGTTTTTAGTGATATGCTCTTTGAGCTGATTGAGTACCTTGAAAAAGACTTTCTTATACTCGTCAGGGGTATAGCAGGACGACTGCTCATGGTCTGGAGCTTTCTTTGTAAGAAAGCCTATGGCTCTAGGATGATGCCTGAGCTTTGCTGCTCCGCCTGTTCCTCTATTTTGTAGATTGTCACCGAATACAAAGAAAGCGTTAGGATCTTTGTTGAGAAACTCTTCAGTTACAATAGTATTTTCAAATTTCGCTGGCATTGTTATGAACATTCGTTTCCACAGTGATCACACTCAAGAGGTGTTGACGCAGTGTCTGGGTAGTTTTCTATTGGAGGTTTTTCCAACCTTTGTGTTCTAGCTATTTCGCGATTGATATACCAGATCGCTTTTTGTAGGTCTTCTATCTTGTTTCCTTTGTGACCACATCGCCAAATATATTTACAAGCATTACCGAGATTGAATGTCATCTGCTCCACCACATCGATACATTCAACACCTTCTATATGGTTATAGTGATCTGGATGGTCTACGTTTGATTTCTGTTTTATTTTAACGGTCATATGGGCAATATGCTTCACGATCTCTTTCTGGTGGTTCATCTCCAGAATTATCAATTTCTCGTCCGCAACTTTCACACTTTGCTCCATCGTCTGTGAGAACTAATTGCTCTCCACACGAAGGGCACAGTTCAATACTATCGTTGGGATCTTCGTCCCAAGGAAAACCAGTACTCAACATAAGTTATATTCTCTAGATTGCTGAGGCTTTGACCGTTTCTTCTTCCTCTTTGATTCGAGGTTCGAGAAAACAGCTTGCGCAAATATATCTTGTCTCTTTGAGAGGGTCTTTGCTCGGTTCAGAGCATTCGATAATCTCTTTGGCTATCACTTTGATGACACTTAGTTTTTTCTTGAGGTCCTCC